AGACTCTTGCAAGGGGATTCGGAAGCAAAGAAGAAAGAGAAATGTACGTCAAAATGATGGAAGAAGCGAATAAGAAGCTGGCTAAACAGAAGAAAAAGAAGAAGAAGAAATAATGCCTATTAAAAAAGTAAAAGGAGGTTGGCGATGGGGAAAGTCAGGCAAAATACACAAGACAAAGAAAAGAGCTAGGACTCAAGAGAAAGCAATATATGCAAGTGGCTACAAGGGAAGGTCTAGAAAAAGCGGTTGAGATAGCCAGAGAAATCCGAAAGAGGGAACGCTACAACCGAATAGAATTCTACGACCCATACCCATACCAGAGAAAGTTTCACGATAGAGGAAGTTACGCCAATCAGAGGCTTCTGATGGCTGCTAACCGTATAGGTAAGAGTTATTGCGGTTCTGCTGAGATGTCATTCCACTTGACCGGACTGTACCCAACTTGGTGGAAAGGAAGAAAGTACAGACAGCCTATTATAGCGTGGGCTGGCGGAATCTCTAACGAGACTACCAGGGACATCGTTCAGTATGAACTTTTGGGTTCCCCAGACGACTCGGAAGCGTTTGGTTCCGGTTCTATACCGCAAAATTATATAATTAAAACCGAACGCAAGCCGGGGGTCCCTAACGCTAAAAGCATGGCACTTATTCGTCATGTGAGCGGTGGGAACTCTTCTTTATTCTTCAAGGCCTACGAGATGGGTCAGGAAAAATGGCAAGGTAGGTCGGTAGATTGTATCTGGCTGGACGAAGAACCACCTCGTGATATATATTCACAGGCGGTAACCAGAACCCTTGATCGACAAGGTATGGTCTACATGACCTTTACCCCAGAGAGCGGTATGACAGAGACTGTCGCATCGTTTATGAACAACCTGAAACCAGGGCAATCCCTGGATAATGCGACCTGGGACGATGCTACAGAGTCAATCCGTAGCATGAAAGGACAGCCGGGGCATCTTAATCACGCTGTGATGGAGCAGATACTGGCTTCCTACAGCCCACATGAGCGTGAAATGAGGCGATATGGTCGCCCTTCAATTGGTTCTGGATTGGTATTTCCTATAATGGAAGAGAAGATATTAATTGATCCATTTGAAATACCGGACCATTGGCCCAGGATATGCGGGATAGATTTCGGGTTTGACCATCCTACAGCCTGTATCTGGGCTGCTTGGGACAGAGAAGAGGATGAGTATTATGTTTACGACTGCTACAGACAGGCGAAGGCTCCACCGGCAGTTCATGCTCAGAATATACGGAATAGGCCCAGCTTTATCCCCGTTGCTTGGCCCCATGACGGCAATAGACGAGATTCTATGGGTAATCCTGGTCTAGCTGACCAGTACCGCCAGCTAGGGTGCAACATGTTACCCTTCATCTTTGAAAACCCACCTGCTTTAGGGGAGAAGAAAGGCGGTAACTCTATAGAGGAAGGTATTATGTTCATGCTACAGCGCATGGAGGATGAGAAGTTCCACGTTTTCTCTACCTTGTCAAACTGGTGGGAAGAATTCAGGATGTATCACAGAAAGGAAGGCAAGATAGTGCCTTTGAACGACGATCTGATGTCTGCGACACGTTATGCGATAATGTCGATGCGTTTTGCTGTTTCGGGCAAAGACCCGACCTGGACTAAGAATATACACTACGGAGAGTACGGAATCATTTAATGGCTAAGGAAAAGATAACTGAAGACGAGTTAGTCGCCAGAATAGACCAGGAAATTACGGATTCTCTGGGTTACGGGGACGAAATAGCAATGCAGCGTGAGCAGGCTATGGAGTATTACTATGGCGAGCCCTTTGGGAACGAGGTTGATGGACGCTCGCACTTTGTTGACTCCACAGTACAGGACACAATAGAGTGGATAAAGCCCTCTCTGATGCGTATATTCGCTTCTGGTAACCAGATGGTTACATTTAACCCTATTGGCCCTGAAGACGTGGCTTCTGCAAAACAGGCTACTGACTATGTAAACCACGTATTTATGAAGGATAATCCCGGCTGGGAGATCCTGTACGCTTGGTTTACTGATGCTCTTCTACAAAAGAACGGTATAGTCAAAGTCTGGTGGGACGAGACTGATGAATGGAACCGCGAAGAGTACAGGGGCCTTGACGAAACAGAACTTGAGGCGCTCATATCTGATCCCACTGTAGAGGTTATAGAGCATACTTCTCCAGCTACTGAACTGGAAGGATCTTACAGCGAAGAAGGGGGCGAAGCTGAAGGGGAGAGTGTGGGACACGATGTAGTTATAACCAGGGATATGAGTGTTGGTAGAGTTCATGTAGAGAATGTTCCTCCCGACGAGTTTCTGATCTCCCGATTCTCTAAGACTATACAGGATGCTCGTTTCACATGCCATCGCGTAAGAAAGAACCTGAGTGAACTGCGGGAGATGTACGGTGACATAGATCCTGACGACTTATCTGATGTAGACGCTTATGGCGCTGATGCTTTCTCTGGCGAGAGAGAAGCAAGATACAGCTTTGATAACTCTGGTTACGGTGGTTTTGGTCCAAGTGAAGGACAGTATGGTACTGACGATTCCATGAGGGAATACTGGTTACACGAATGTTTCATGCGTATCGACTACGATAGGGACGGTATCGCAGAACTTAGGAAGGTTTGTCTTGTTGGCAGTAAGATACTGGCTAACGAGGAGATAGACCGTATCCCATTCGTATCTCTGACGCCGATCAGAATACCACATAAATTCTTTGGTCTGTCTATTGCTGACATTGTTATGCCGCTGCAGCTAATGAAGAGCACCCTGATGCGGAACCTCATGGACAACATGTACAACCAGAACTTTGGAAGGTATGCAGTTCTGGAGGGACAAGCGAACCTGGATGATTTGCTCACACAACGTCCGGGCGGGATAGTCAGGGTAAAGTCCCCCAACGCTATAATGCCTCTGGCTACTCCCCCGCTTCAAAACTACTCATTCCAGATGCTGGAATACATCGACCACATAAGAGAGTCAAGATCTGGCGTAACCAGCAGCACGCAAGGGCTAAATTCAGATGCCCTAAAGAGTCACCAGACAGCTACGGCTGTGGCGCAGGTAATGACAGCTGCTCAGGCAAGAGTGGAGCTTATCGCTCGTAACTTTGCTGAAACTGGTGTGAAGGAACTGATGAACGTCATTTACGAGCTCGTACAGAAGAACCAGGACAAGCAGAGAGTGGTTCGCTTGAACAACGAGTGGACTGAGGTACGGCCTGATATGTGGCGCGATAAAATGGATTGTTCTGTCTCTGTAGGTATAGGGCACGGTAACCGTGACCAGCAACTAATGCACTTGTCTACTATGCTACAGTTTGGAACTGAAGCTATTGCTGGTGGACTACCAGTAGTGAACGAGCAGAACATATACAACATGGGAGCTGCGATGCTACGCAACATGGGCTTCCAGAACGTAGAAGACTATCTGACTAATCCTGAAGAGCAAGAGCCTCCTCCAGAGGAAGGCCCAAGCGTGGAAGAGCAGATGGCCCAAGCAGAAATGCAACTGAAGAAGGGAGAGCTGGATGTGAAGATCGCTGAAGTACAGATCAAGCAGCAGAAACTTCAATTAGAAGCTGCTGAGGGTCAAGTGGATGCTCAACTGAAGATGGCGGAACTTCAATTAGAGCGCGAACAGAAACGGGCGGTGGCGATAGGGGACACATGATCGACCAAGAAAGAGAAGTACACGCAAAAAGACTACTCGACGACACCTTATTTAAGGAGTCATTTTTTGTACTAAGAGAAGATTTAATGAGCCGTTGGAATGCAAGCGGTTCAAACGAAGTTGAAGCCAGGGAATCTATCTGGCTTGCAATGAGACTGCTAGACAGAATACATAGCCATGTAACGTCCATAGTTGAATCTGGACACATAGATAAGTTACTGTCTGAGCAACACCCATTCATTTAAGAGGAATTTTATTATGGCGGATAAGCAAGAAGCCCCGCAGATAGCAGTACCTGATGGAAACGCGCAAGAAGGTGGTTTAATAGAAGCGCAAAACGCACTACTGAAGTTGATGGAACCTGAAGAGGAAACCACAGAAACTGAAGAAGAGCAACCTACGGAAGAAGAGGAGGCCCAACCTGAAGAGGAGGCGGAATCTACAGAAGAGGCGCCTGAAGAGTCTGAAGAAGACGACGAAGGCACTGACGACCAGACAGAAGAAGAAGAGGACCTTCTCTATGCTGTCACCGTAAATGGTGAAGAGCAGGAAGTAAGCCTTGACGAACTCCTGAAGGGATATTCAAGACAGTCAGACTACACGCGAAAAACGCAAGAGATTTCCGAACAACGTAAAAAGGTTGAGTCAGTCGCTCAAATGTGGGCTGCTGAAACCGACCAGATTCGGAATGAAAGACAACAGTACATGCAAACTCTCCAAAATATCATTGACAATACTGGTCAGAACTTTGACCAATTTGCTACGGTTGATTGGGAAACGCTGAAAGAAACCAACCCGATAGAGTACGTAACAAAACGAGAGGAATACCGGGAGTTACAGGAACGTATACAGGCTATGCAGCAGGAACAACACTCCGTGCAGCAAAAACAGTCTGAAGACGCTAAGAAATCGCACGTTCAGACCCTTCAACAGGAGCATAAACTTCTAGTAGATGCTTTACCTGATTGGGGTGATCCAGAGAAGCAGCGTGAGATTGGTCTTGGCCTACGTGATTATGCTAAACAACAGGGATTCGCAGAACAAGAGATCTCTGATTTAGTAGACCACCGTCATTTGCTGGTTTTAAGAAAAGCAATGCTCTATGACAAGCTCAATTCGTCTGACGTAAAGTCGAAGAAGCTGAAGAATAAGCCAAGAGTGGTTAGATCGGGAAAAGGTATGAGTAAATCAGCGGATAAGAAGGGTAAGCGTACTAAGTCTATGAAACGGCTGAAGCAAACAGGACACATCGACGATGCGGTCACTTTGCTTGAGGATATGATGAACTCCTAAAGAGGATATACACATGACAATTGCTGCAAATACGTCACTCACTTATGGTGCTGTGGCGATACGCGAAGACTTGTCTGACGTGATCTACAATATCGCTCCTATGGATACACCCTTTATGTCAGGTTGTGCTAAAACCACTGCTGACAACACATTCTTT